GTTTCGGCATCAAACTCTGCGGTCAGCTGCTCGATGGTCCTGGCCTGCGCCTCCTGCTGATTTGCCAACGTGCTCTGCTGCTGGAGGATGGTGCCGCGAGCCTTGCGGTTCTCCCGGTCGCGTTCATCCCCGGTCAGGGCGCCTTCGACCAGACTGGCGGCGCCGATATCTACCTCTGACTCCAGTTTGTCCTGGCGCTGGCTCAGCGACTCCTCATTGCTCACCACGGCCTGCCTGAGCTCGGTGATGCTGGCCGAGTTCTCTCCGACCGTCACATCAAGGGTGCTGATCCGTTCACCAAGCGCTCGGTCTGCATCTGCCAGGGCCTTGCTCGACTCGGAGAGGGAGGCAGACAGCGCCGCATCGGCGGCCTTGAACGCAGCATCTACAGTGCTAATCTGCTGGGCAAGCGCCTCATCTTTTGTTGCCCGAGCCAGCTCCTCGGCCGCAACCCTCGCATTCGTATCCTCGAGGTCGCTGCTGAACTGCGCCTCGACCTCAGACACCCTCCTCGAGATTGCCTCATCGGCGGTGAGCCTGGCCGACTCCTCGCTGGTGATGTTTGCGACAAGCTCAGCAGTAGCATCTGAAAGTGCGGCAGCCAGTTGATTCTGGCGAAGAGACAGCGCTTCGTTTGCCGATGCGTTCGATTGTTCAAGCGCGCTGATAACGGCGTTGGTATCCGCATTGGCAGCCTTGAACTCGGCATCAACAACACTGATCTGCTGAGACAGAGCCTCATCCTTCGTCGCCCTGACCAACTGCTCGTTGGTGATCTGCGCCTTCAGATCTGCTGTTTCGGCATCAAACTCTGCGGTCAGCTGCTCGATGGTCCTGGCCTGCGCCTCCTGCTGATTTGCCAACGTGCTCTGCTGCTGGAGGATGGTGCCGCGAGCCTTGCGGTTCTCCCGGTCGCGTTCATCCCCGGTCAGGGCGCCTTCGACCAGACTGGCGGCGCCGATATCTACCTCTGACTCCAGTTTGTCCTGGCGCTGGCTCAGCGACTCCTCATTGCTCACCACGACTCGCTGCAGCTCGGTGATGCTGGCCGCGTTCTCCCCGACAGTCACATCGATGGTGCTGATACGCTCACCCAGCGCCTGCTGGGCATCTGCCAGGGCTTTGCTGGACTCAGCGAGTGAGGCAGACAGCGCCGCATCGGCGGCCTTAAACTCAGCATCTACAGTGCTGATCTGCTGGGCAAGCGCTTCCCCCTGGCTCGCCCGGGTCAGCTCCTCCGTCGCAAGCCTCGCATTCGTATCCTCGAGGTCGCTGCTGAACTGCGCCTCCACTTCGACAATTCGCCTCGAAATGGCCTCATCGGCGGTGAGCCTGGCCTCAGACTCACTGGCGATATCCGCACTCAGCGAGTTATCAGCCTCGGTCATCTCGACGCGCATCTGATCCTGGCTCAGTGCAAGCGCAGCGTCAGCGTCGCTCGATACTTTCTCCAGTGCCTTGATGGTGGCGGTCGTCTCATCAAGGGCTGTGTCTGTCGATGCGCTCAGGTCGTCGATGCGCTGGGCCAGCGCGCTACCGGCGTTGGCAATAACTTCCTCCACGCCGCTGATCCGTGCTTGGGTGTTAGCATCCCTCCCCTCAAATTTGACGTTCATATCGGTGATGCGCTTGGCTTGAGCAGACTGCTCATCCACGATCACCTGCTGCTGGGTGCGAATGGTGCCAAATGCGCTGCGATTTTCCCTATCCCGCTCATCACCGGCCAGCGCGGCATCAATGGCAGCCTGGCCGACATCGGCAGCCCCCTCCGCCTTATCCTTTGCCAGCTCAATCTCGACCTGAATTTCATCAAACCGCCCAGCAGTGATCCCGCCCTCCGACTCGATAACCTCCTCCAGCGCTAGGATCTTGCCCTCCGCCTCGCTGGCCCTCACCTCCAGTCCGCTGACTCGCTGGGCGGCAACGCCATCGGCGTCAGCTGTCACGCGCGCCAGCTCGGTGATCTTGGCGTTCAGCTCTTCATCACTGCTGCTGATGGTGGCCTGCAGGCCATCGATGCGTTGTGCGGCCACTCCGTTGGCATCTGCCGTCACACGAGCCAACTCAGTGATCTTGGCGTCCAGTTCTCCGCTGCTACTGCTGACGGTCGCCTGTAGGCCATCGATGCGCTGGGCCTGGGTGGATAGAGCTTCAGCATGCACCGTCAGCTTGCTTTCTGCGTTGGCCAGCCTTTGGCCATGCTCATCCACCTCTTGCTGGGTCGCTTTCTGAGTCAGCTCCCCTTTTGTCGCATCAAGCTCCTGACCGATCTGGGTAACCCGCTGCTGTTCGCCTGTGAACTCCCCCCGGGTGACGGTTTGGCTCAGGCTGGCGTCCAAGCCGTTGATGCGCTGCTCTGCCTCTGTAATCCGCGAGCCTTGGCCGTCAACGGTGACATTGTCTGCCTTGCTGCTGATCTGGCCGGCCACGGCATCAAGATCTTGCTGCACTTCAGTAATCGAAGTGTGAAGCTCATCTCGCACCGCATTGATGGCATCCATGGTGATGCTGCCGTTTTCAGGATCGACGACAAACACCGCATCGCGGAACGAGTCGAAATCCCCCTTGTACTTGTCCAGCTTGGCATTTAGGCGGTCCTGCACCAGACCAAGCTCAATGCTCGACATCCCAAGCTGCTGCTGGGCATCATCCAGCAGCTCTTGCGCTACCTTCTGGCGCTCATCCAGCCCGGCCAGCTCCTGCTCGATGCCGGGGATCTTGTCCTCGATGGCGGCAACCTTGGGGAGAATCACCTCGATTTCATCAATCTTGGGGAGAATGACCTCGATTTCATCAATCTTGTGGAGAATGAGATCGATCTCATCGACCTTGGGTCGCATGACCTCGATTTCATCGACCTTGGGCTTCAGGATCGCCACGTCCAGCTGAAGTTGGGGGACTTGCTCTATTGGCGCCAGCAGCGCCTGCGCCAGGTGGCTCTCCTCTATCTTCCCCTGCAGTTCGTCGAGAATGTCCTGCACATCTCGGCTGGTTGCAGCCTCAACGCCCTGTACCCCCTGGAAGGGCCCCTTGTCATCCTTGCCGTTGACAAAGCGAACCCAGTAGTAAAATGTGGCGCCCTTGCCTATGGCGTCAGAGAAGAGGTTTGCGGACGAAGTTCCCACCAGGGTGGCATCGGACTGGTTATTGCTCTCCGCTCGCCAGATCTCGGCGTGAGCATGCCCCCGGTACCGCGGCGGATCCCACTCCACCAGGACAGTGTGAAACGCGCCATTGGCGATCACATTGACCGGGGCATGAGGAAACTCCATCTGGCCAGGAGGAAAAAGGTCAGGGTTCTTACCGGGGACGTAAATGCCGCCAGGCCCTGGGCGCAGAGTGGACAACCCCAGGGCGGTCAGTTCCCTGAACGTGACGGCCTTATCAAGGCGATCGCCACGCTGCCCAGTGAGCAGCTCTACGTTTTCTACTGTAGCCGCCTGGTCTCGGCCTGCTCGATATGCGGGTTTCTTGGCCATCAGATCACCATCTCCGCCATGCTGCTCGCCAGAGTGATGCGGCTCACCACCGAGGTACCGAAGACCTCTATCTGCCAGAACCGGCCCCGCACTGGCGGCAACCTGAACGCCCCGGTCACCAGGTTGCCAGGGGACAACTCCATCACCTGTTCCCCGTCAACGAACAACTTGATCCCGACCAGGCCAACATCCTGAGCCAACACCCGGCAGCAATTGAAAGACGTTCCCTCTGGAACCATAAAGAGCTTCGAACGCCAGACGAACTGACCGTTGCTGGCGCTCCCGCCCCGCCATACCTGCAAGCTGCGGCCCTTGGCCACGAACAGCGAATCACTCTCCATGTCGGAGACAGCCGCATCCCAGCGATTCGTCAGCTCACGAAGGTCGCCGCTCTTGGGGTCGAAGATGAAGCCGTGGGTGTCCGTCATGGCCACATATTTGCCCTCGTGGTGCCATGCCCGCATGGTGTCAGGCTTCATAGCGCGCCACTGCTTGCGGGTGATGATCTGCTCGGTCACCACCTGCCCACCGTTGGCGCCGATACCGACCAGCCCGTCCGGGGAGGCATAGAGCACCACCCCATCCATGGCAACCATAGAGCGACCACTGACACAGGACTGCGGCAGTTGGCTGAGCTTCTGGGTGGTCACCGATGCCGGGCTCACACCCTGGGCAAGATAGGGGTACCCCTTGGTCCCAATCACCAAGGTGGTGTCGATGGCAGCGATCGCCACAATGTCGTGCTCAGTGGTCAGCCGGTACTTCTCCGGCCAGGCGTAGGGAAGGTAAGGCTCGCACAGGTAGAGGGAGTTGCCAGCAAACCCCGCACACATGCCATTCGCCATTTGACACAAGCCACGCATGCCATCCGGCGGCATGGTGTAGTCGTAGGTCTCCAGCACAGCGCCCAGCTCCCCATCCTCCCGGATATCGACAAACGATGCTTGGGCAATGGGCAGCTCGGCGACCAGCAGGTAATCAGCCAAGCCGCCACCGGACACCGACCGATATATCCGGCGCTTGGTGATGTTACTGTTCTGGGTTGTCGGTGGGCTCAGCATCAAGGTGACGGATGACCCTGGGATCCCGATATTCACCTTTCCGCTGACAGGGCCCGGAGGCCCCTCCTCACCCATCGCAGTAACGAAGGTATCCACATAGAAGCGGGTTTCGTCATCTGTCAGGTCATCATCCACACCACCAACAGGTGGGGTGATGGTGCCAACCCCGACCGGAACACCTGGGGCTGGAATGCCTAGTCGATACCACGCCGTCGGCTTGTTGCTACCGCCTGTGGCTATCTGGGCATGGGTCACCTTGGGATACTCACCATCCGTGTAGTAAACCCGGCCATACGAGTCCTGAGCTATCGGGGAGCGGATAACCTCCACCACCTTGTTCCAGGCGAACCAGTGCTGGCCATAGTGAAAAAGGGTGGTAGGCACGATGGGCAATTCCACACCAGCACTGGCGTCATCCTCCAGCGGGGAGATAACGCCATGGTCAAAATGGCAGTCACGCGCAATCACCGCGACTTCATCAGACAAAAGATGGGGCTCCACGCGCGGCATAGTCCCTCGCATGGTGACGATATCGAGTACGGGCATGGGGATCTCGGAGAGGCAGAAACGAAAAAGCCCCACTCGGGAGAGCGGGGCCATGATGGGTAAATCCTAACGCTGACAGCGCCAGGAGGCAAGGCTCACTTGGCTGGTTGCAGCAGCACGGCGACCACGCTCGCCGTGATGGGCTCAAGACGGACGATCACTCTTCCGCCCCACGGGCCACCGGGTAGCGCAGCTTGATCTCCGCCACCTTGTCGCGCCATCGGCTCTCGGCCTCTGGCGTTTTGTCGTATTGCCACTCCAAGAAAAGGGGGTCGGACTCCGCCACGTAGGCGCGCTGGCGACGCGCCAGTTGCCCCTCTGTCAGCTCATAGTTGTGCTGGGCGAGCACGGAGGCTATGACCTCCTCACTCATTCCCAGCTCCGCCATAAAGGCCGGATCGTAGTTGTCGTGCGTTTCGCCGTCGTATAAGTAGCTCATCTATTTGCCCCGCTCGAAATGTTAAACAGGCTGCAGCGCAGCCGCCAGGTGTTTGCATGCGCGGCGTGCGCACACCACGATTGGATGCATGGTCGGCAGTCGCCTGCCGTTAGCCTGCCTGCCGCTATCGCCCGTTTGAAGCGGCGCAGCTTGTAGCGGATGCGCTTGATGCTGTTTTTGCGCAACAGGCGGTGGGTGGGGTAGATGCGGTAGCCGAGGAAGTCGAGCGCCCTGCCGTTATCCGGCCCAACCGGGAATATCTGGGTCTTGCTGTTAGTGGTCAGGCGCAGCGCACTCCACAGGAACTGCTCGATGCGCGCCCGCCACGCCTGCAGCTGCGCCTTGTCGTGATGCAACACCACAAAATCATCCATGTAGCGGATGTAGTACCGGATGCCGAGATCGTGCTTTGCGTAGCGATCCAACTCGTTGAGATAGAGATTGGCAAACAGCTGACTTGTCAGGTTGCCGAGCGGGATCCCGACACCCGGCCGCCCTGGGCTCGAGTCGATAATGGCATCGAGCAGCCTGAGCGTGCGATCGCAGTGGATGTGGCGGCGCAAGATCGCCTTGAGGCGGGCGTGATCGATGCTGGCGAAATACTTGCTGATGTCCGCCTTCAGGCAGAATAGTGGGCCGTGAGCTTGCCTGATCGCCCGCATCCAGCACTGTGCCCTGTTTGCCCCGGCATGTACCCCCTTGCCTTTGCGGCAGGCGTAGCTATCGAATATAAAGCGCGGGTCAAGCGCTGGCTCCAGTACATTCATGATCGCCCGGTGGACAACTCGATCCACGAAGCGGGGTGCCGAGATCAGGCGCTGTTTCGGCTCAAAAACATAAAACTCCTCGTATCCGCCGGGCTGATAGCTGTCGTGCAGCAGATGATTGTGGGTGTCGTGCAGGTGCTCTTCCAGGCGCTGCATGTAGCGCAGGGCGGCAGGCGAGGTGCGTTTTCCGCACAGGCAGCGCAGGGCAGCCTGGTGCAGATTGTCAAACGATATGATTTGGTCGTACATGAGGGCCTTAAAGTCGGCGGCCCGGCGCACCGGTGCCGCCTGTTCAGTTTTTCGGCGATAGCCGAGGCATCGACATCCCTTTGATAATGCACTGGACAACGCCCCGTGAGGTGTTGCCTTCTGGCTGCTGCCAAAGGCGGGGCGAAACCCAATGTTCGTGTTCGTGTTCGCGCGTGAATTGTTCAGATTGAGCGCAGCCAGGCCAGCGTTGGCCCCGTTGTTCCAATTGCCGCCACGATACGGGAGTCGCATGATGTCGGAGCCCATGATTAGGCGGCTCGCTCGTATTTGAGCCAGCCGCCGATCATCCTGCCGATCTCGAGATTGAGACCGCTCCAGTGCTGATATTTGTTGATGGGTAGATAGGTCAGGTCTTTGGCCAGCCTGATCTGGTTTTGCAACACCGCCAGTTCGACATCGAGATCGGTGAGCGTGGTCTTCTTGTGATAGCGCTTCGCCGCCGTAATGACGAGGCGCAATAGCGTCAACATGCTGGTCCTGATCTCGGCCGCCAACACATGCTTCTCTGACTTCGGAAACTGGCGCAGGGCGATGTGCCCATACTGCATCATGTCGCGGATCCGCTGCTCTATAACGAGCGGTTGTTTATCCATGGCATCCTCAACCGATTAAGCGCCACTACCGTGGCGCCAACAAAACCCAAGGCGCAAGGCTCAGGCAAAGGCGGGGCGAAACCCAATGTACGTGAGCGTGAGCGCGCGCGAATTGCTCAGACCGAGCGCAGCCAGGCCAGCGTTGGCCCCGTCGTACCAACCGCCGCCACGATACGGGAGCCGCTCGCCGAAATTGCGCATATAGATGCGCCCCTGCGGCAATGCCCCAGCCGGCTCCAGCAGCAGCCGCTTCATCGCCTGATTGCTGACGTAGCTGCCTGATTTTGTCATTGCTCGCCACTCTACGTTGGCTGAGTTGCCTGCGTTGGCGTTGTCTCCGATGGCTCCCAGTCTGTTGTTGACTGCGTTGGACAGGATGGCCGATCCACCGGTTGGTGTTGACGCATCAAGAAACGCATCAGCGAACGCCCAGTCAACTTCGGCCTGGGTGTTGTAGGCAGAAATCTTAAAGCGCCCATCTTGCAGCAGCAATCCGTCCTGCCACTCCCAGACGTTGCCGACCAGATCCGCAATCCCGCCCAGCGTGCGAGTATGCGTCGCCTCGGACCCCATCGAGCCGGTCTGGGTTCGCCCCGTGCCGGCTGCATCACCCGGCGCTCTATTGTCGGCCCGATCGCCTACCATCCGAGTCTGGGCGTGACTGCGCCCCCAGTTGGTATTGCCAATCGGCTCGTAGCCGTTGGCCATGCACCACAGGGCGATTGCCGCCCATTCGTGCGCCGTCATCAGATGCCAGCCTGCGCCTTTTGCACTACAGGCGTTGCGGGCGGCGGTGTGATCGAGCGAGGCGCGGGGATCTTGCCGCGGCGCGCTGACAGCGCCGGAGCCGGACGCAAGATAGGCGCCGATGAATATCTCGCTCTTGATGCTGCCGCTGCCAAAATCGAACGCCGTCACATCGCCAGTGCCCATATCGGCAGTCATGCCCAGGTCGGCGTAGCTGAAGCGCGGCAGCACGAACATAGCATTGGCGTTGCCAGCGCTGTCGCGAATGATGGTCTGTCTGCCGCCGGTTGCCCGCTCCAGGGCGTAGCGCTCCGCATCGAGGATGGTGGCGCCGCCCACGCGCATCAGCGAGCCGGTCCCGGCTTCGGATGCTACTGCAATAGCGTCGGATACGGTTCCCAACCCTGAAATCTGCTTGGCTTTGTCAGCCTCAGACTTGGATCTGTCGGCTTCAGCTTTTGCTAAGGTAGCGCTAGAGGCTGAAGACGCAGCAGAGGCTGATGCATTGGATTGCGCAGTCTGAGCAGATGCAGCAGAGGCTGATGCTTCAGCTGCCAATGCCACGGCTGAAGCAGCGCGATCCGCTTCGGTCTTTGCCCGGTCGGCTTCGACCTTGGCGCGGGCCGTCTGCCCCTCGCCCTCGCTGGTCACACGCTTCCAGGGTATCAGCGTTTGCTTGGTGCCATCCGGCGCGGTCACCTCGATAGTGGTGGCAGTGCTCGTCAGCAGCGCCTGGAAGGCATCGCTCTGCTGCTGATAGGCGCTCAGGGTGGCCGTCAGGCGACGGGCGAACTCCGGGATGGAATCCGAAAAGGTCGTGATGATCTCGTAGGCTTTGCCCGTGGCAGTGGTGCCACGGTATGACTGCACCAGATACAACTCCGTGTTGGACACCACGTAGTCCACCTCGTAGAAATCCACCGAGGTGCCACTGGTGATACAAAAAAGGTGGCCCTTGGCCACCCCGTTCTTGGTGTCTGCGAAGGTGGTCCCGGTACCGGTCACCTTCTTGTTGCCATTGGTGACGGCCACCGTGCCGTCACGCTTCCACACTCCAGCCATGCTGCCCCCTTACTGCCCGGTCACGCGGGAGAAGCCTTCGGTCTTGCGCTGCTCCATATTGGTATCAACCTGGGTCTTTTCACCCAGCTGCTGCAGGTAGGCGTTGTAGTGGCCGACAGCCCGATTGGAGTTGGCGCTGTATTCGGAGTCCTTCGAGAAGGCCCGGTACATGATGAAGTCGATCAGCGGGTTGATGTAGATGTCATCCAGATCGGCCAGCGCCGGCGTGCTCACGTTTTCCACGTCCGTCAGCACCTTGGATTGCGGCGCCACGGAGTAGATCACATCCACCTTCACTGCGGCGGCGGGGCCCGGGTAGAGATAGAAGTTCTTGGGATCGCGGTCGTCGTAGGTGTAGGCCGCCACACTGGTGCCATCCTTGCCAGCATGCCAGTCCGGGTAACTGTCATCGAGGGCGCGTCGCGGCACGAAGCGGATCACTTTGCCGTCGGCATTGCGCAGCACCTCGATCAGTCGCAGGGCATCTGCTGGCAGAGTCTGCTTGGTACCAGCGGCGCAGTTGAACTGCACGTTCTTGGTGTGGGCGTCAGGACGCATCAACACGATCGCTTTGGCAGCATCGTTGTAGTAGTCCAACAGCTCCTGCTTGGGCCAGCGAACCCAGGTGCGATCGTTGAGCAGGGTATTTACCCGCTTCAAGATCGAGTCAACGGTAACGGTTGCCATGTGTGGAGTCCTTTAGAAAAAAGTGTGTTTGCGGGGCGGGTTGTGGAATTCGACCTGGGTCGGGGCGCTGTGCTCTTTGCGGAACCGGCCAGCGCGACGCCAACCTTCGACAAACTCAGTCCGGTGGTATCCTGCCCGCTTAGGGTCAGACCAAGGGCGATCAGGCTGGGCATAGAGCAACGCGGCAACACCATGAGCGATGGCCTCGGCGTGCTCGTGGTAAAGCTGCGCGGGGAGCTCTTTGGCGCCTTTTACCGGGGCAGCCACATACCAGATCCGCAAATTGCAGAGATCAGTCAGGATGCTCAACTCATTGGCCGACATGGCGAAGTAGTCACGCCCACTGACAAATGGCGCGCCCCCTTCACCGGTCAGGTGCAGCACATTGCACGATGTCATCCCGCTGATGTTGCAGACCTCCACCAGGCTGCCGGCTGACGCGCTGGGCAGTAGTCGGTCAAGGGTCAGCAAGGCCGACTCCCGGCAGAACGTGATGGCCGCCTCTGTGACGGCCTCACCCAGCATGACTTCGAGCGGGCCGGTGATGTGCAGCCTGACGGTGGGCAGGAACTGCTCACGCGACACCATCTGCATGTTATTCCCCCTGCTCTGCCAGCTTGGCCTTCAGGGCATCACGCACGCGCACCCGGTATTCGGGCACCTTCTCTTGCGGGCCCTGCGGCTCGATATCCAGATCTTCCCCTTCCACCAGGGTGGCCAGTTGGGCAGAGGTCATCTTGGCCAGATCGCGCTCACCGACCACCATGCTCTGCTCTTCGGCCAGGCGGGCAGCTTCGGCAGCAAGGCGCCCCTGCTCTTCGGCCTCCATCTTGGCGATGGTCTCCTGTCGCTCCAGCGTGCCGGCCAGCGCTTCTTTGCTGACCCAGACGGTGGGGAACTCCAGCAGCTGCATGGCGATGTGGCTCTCCACGTCAACGGGCGTATGGCGCGGGAACACCAGGCGGGATCCGGTCACGGTGTCTTTCTTGCTCGGCTTGTCGCCGATGTAAACCACGGCAATCTTGTCGCTCATGGCGATGACTCCTATTCAGAAACGAAAAAGCCCGGCACAGGGCCGGGCGGACAGTGATCGGCAGCCTTACAGGTTGCCGACTACCTCGTAATGCAGCTTGAGCTTGACGGTGCCCGTCGCAGCGCCGCCGCCGACGGTGAGGGTGATCTCCTGGTCGGGCAGCGTTTTCAGATCGTCCACCGGGAAATACTTGGATACCGCCGTTGCCGTGCCTTCGGCGTTGATGATGGTGGTGTCGCCAATTTTGACGGTCAGCGTGGTGCTGGCACCCAGCGCGCCGCTGATGAGGGTGGCGCCAACCACTTTCAGGTTGGGCTCCACCTTGTCACCAAACGCGATGACGTCGCCTGACGGCACAGCCGCCAGCTTGGCCACCAGGGTCGGGGAGATAGAGAGGTTGCCGAACGAACCAACAAACCAGCGGTAAGCTCGGGCGATCAGGGTAGTTTTGGCCATGACATGGCTCCTTATCTGGTCAGATATCAACAGGAGGGGGTATCAACCCCCTCGCTCTGGTGGGTGGATTAGCGCGCGACGGCGCTGACGGCGGTATCCAGCACCATGCAACCATGGTCCTGAATGTTGCCGTTACGCTGCTTGAAGCGGATCTTCTGCAGGCCGGATACCCAGCTGATGGAGATCTCGGTACTGTTGCCGTGGTCGGTTTTCTCTTCGTGCATGCCGAAGGAGCCGCCCTGCTCGCCAGAGCCGAAGGCGTTAGCCAGCGCCTGACCACCCAGCAGCACGGCGCGGTCGATGGTGGTGCCTGCTACCTTGTCCACTTCCACGCCGGTCGCGGAGTTGGCGGCGCACACCTTGACGGTGCTGCCTTGGTTGAATCGGATCGGCATGCCCTTGTAGGGCTTGACCAGGATGCCGCGCCACATCGCCCCTTCACCCCGGAAGATGGGGTGGTTCCAGCCCTTACTGCGCTCCATGGCGGCAGCCAGCATCGCCTGCCAATCCTTGCCGGAGGTGGAGGTGTAGAAGTCGTGCCACTGGCGCGGGGTGACATAGAGCACGTAGAGCGGCTCGCCACCGGACGGATCCGCCACCATGCGGATCGGCTGGATGGGGTTGGCCATCTCGGACAGGAACAGCGACATGTTGTCCACGCAGCCCAGATTGAAGCGGTCAGCCGCGTCGATAGCTTCGAAGCTGGTCGCATCACCACCGAAGAAGTGGCGCTCGTAGGTGGGCGCAGTCAGCGGGTTGATCATGATATCGGCAAATTCCGGGTCATCCGCCAGCGGCAGGATGATATCGGTCGCGTAGTAGTCGCCGCGGGCGCCGGCCAGCTGGGAAAAGCCGCGCTGATCAACCAGTCGGCCGTAGTAACCATCAGCAAGCAGCGTGCGGGCGGTCTTGATCAGGTCGTGCTTGGTGCGCTGCTGGCTCATCTTGCCGCCAGCATCCACGCCGTGACGGGTCTGGTTGATTTTGAGCGCGAAGTCCGCAAAGGACAGGGACTCCAGGCGGCCATCCAGCTTCTGATCGCCCATGCTCGGGCGACCGGAGAGCTGATGGAACAGCTGCATATCCACGGAATCGCCGCGCTGCTTGGTCAGGTCGGTGATGCGAACTACCGGCGCACCTGCACTGGTCTGCTTGCCGCCGTTGACCTTGGCGCCCTTGGGGGCCTCTTCGGTCAGCATGTTCACCAGCGAGTGGGAACGGTTGGCCGCCGTAAACAGTGCGGCCTGCAAAATCTTGTTGGCTTGCGCCGAGGTGACTTGGGTCATGGTCCTCTCCTACATGAAAACAAAAACCCCGACACAGTGGTCGGGGTTGGCTTATTGAAATGGGGGGTGGGTTAGAACCCGGCCTGCTCCAGCAGCGCCTCCATCTGGGCGTCCGTCATGGCGCCCATCTCGCCGATAAGCTCGGTCTGAGACATGGCGCCAAAGCGCTCCACTCCAGTGGGGGCGGCATGATGGGTCTGGCCGAGTGCCGAAGGGCTGGACGGGATGAAATCGGCAGGCTTTTCTGCACCCTTGCCGGGTACCTTGGCGGGAGGGATGACCTCATCACCAAAGGCCAGCTTGGTGCGGCGCGCCGCCTCTGCGAATCGCTCATCCAGCGACTTGCCTTGCCACGCGGGATCAGCCTGGAGCTTCTCATCGACGATGATGGCGAAGTCGAAACGGTCCTGGTCCTTTTCCCGCCAGCTCACCAGATCAGGTACCGCCTGCAGTGCGGCCTGTACCGGGTTGAGGGTGGGTTGAACCTGCTGCGGGGCGACCTGGGGCTCCAGCTTTTGGAGCTTGCGGGCAATGGCGGCGATGGACTTGCCGAGATCCGGGTAGTCCTGCGCCAACTGCTCAAGCTCCTCATGGCTGATGTCGTCGGGGTCCACGTCGGGGTTGATCCCGTGCTTCTCCATCAGCGCCTGCAGCTTGTCCCGCTCGGCTTGGGCCTGCTGCGATGCGGCCAACTGCTCACGCAGCACCTTGACCTCATTGCGCGACTGCTCCAGCACTTCATACGGGATGGTGTGTTGACCGCTCTTGGCCAGGATCACCTTCTCAGGCTCCGCGGCCCCTTCACCGCCCTGCTCGGTGCTGCCCTGTTCGTTACCGGCTGCCACCTCGCCCGCCGACGGCGCGGGTTGTACGTCCGTTTGCTCGGTAGCAGTGCCATCATCCAGCTCGCTATCGGGCTCACGCTCGATCGCTTCCAGCATGGCTTCCAGTTCGTCCAGGCTCTCAGTGCCGGTCAGGTTGTCGATGTTCTTATCCATGGTTGTCCTCGTGGGTTTTCAGTGGGTGGTATCGCTGCCCAAGCGGGGGAAGGCTCTCGGTGAAAGCGCTCCCCGGCTGGGGCTGGGCACAAAAAAGCCCGCACAAGGCGGGCAAGGGTTGCCGTCTATCGCTAAAGATTCGCTAAATGGCACTTGAGCCGCCAGCCTTCCAGCTTCCACAGCTCTTGACGGGCCTTGGCTTCGGCATCCTTGATGGCGTACTTGGCGCCAAGCTCTGCATTGAAGTTGGCCGGGTCGGCGCAGGCGGTCATGCCGATGGCAAGGGTGAAGCCGTTGGCAGCAATGGCGGTGGCCAGCGTGGTTGTGGTGCCAGGCACAACCTGCACCTCATAGCGAACGCCACGCATCAGCGCATCGATCTGGTCAGGGGTCACACGCGGCGCTGTCAGCCCGAGAGTCTGGATCTCGCGCTCCATTTCGGCATCTTCTTCACTGGCGCACACGGACGGCCATTCGATCATGAGGTATCCGCCCTCAAACACATCCTTCGGGCTGAATGACACATAGTCGTTCTCATACAGCACGATGTAGTCACCAACGCCAGGGGTGAAGCGGGCAACCATGTCCGGGGTGACCATGCAGGGGATGGTGATGCCGTCATAGAGCGGGTTGGTGATGTCGATCATGAAGTTGCCATGCTCGTCGCAGGGGTGAACCTCTGAGATTACCGCAGCATGAACCTTCTTGTGCGACTGGTACTCGGCCATCGCGTTACGGATGAGGATAATGCCGCCATCTTCGCTGAGGGCTGCTTCGAGTACACCTTTCAACTCAACACTGTCGGTCATGTCCAGCTCCAAATAAAAAACCCGGCGCTATGGCCGGGTCTGGAAATGAAAAGGCCCAATCTCGAAAGACTGGGCCATGATGGAGAAATCCTAACGCTGGGCGGTGAGGAAAGCAACTGTCAGAGCGCGATGGCGTCGATCTGCTGTTGGATGGTGTCCAACAGCTGGGCCTGCAGCACGGCCTGCTCCCCCTGGATGCTCTGCTGCTCAGCGGCAAGCCGCTCCATCTCCTGCAATGTCTTGCCTGTCTGGGCCTGCGTGAGGGCATCCTCGAACCGGATGGAGTCGGTCAGCTTGGCGATGCGCTGGGCCTCTGCCTGCCACTTGGCGGCTTTGCCCTCCAGCTCGGCCAGCTTGGCCTGCATCTCGCGCATGGCCAGCTCCTGCTGCATCTGGGCCTGCTGGGCTTGCTGCTCGGCGGCGGCGCGCTCCTCCTCGTTCATCTCGTCCGGGTCTTTCGGGATGTTCAGGGCATTGCGGATCCGCTCCACAAACTCGGCCTTGCGCGGCACATCCATCAGCTCAACCAGCAAATCGAAGCAGGCACCTGCAGCCTCTGGCGGAAGTTGGGACATAGCCTGGGTCATCCGCTCGGCCAGTTGTTGCTTGTAGGCGGCAGTCTGCTGGATCGGCGCCAGTGCGATATGTGCCCGCAGCCGGGTCACATCATTGGTGAGTTTGCCATCCTCCTGCTCCACGTTGACCACCACGGTTTTGCGGCGGCGGGGGTCATCCCGGTTCACGGTCACCTTGTAGTTGCGCTTGCTGGCCATGTCTTCCAGCAGGTATGCCAGTGCCAACTGCCCCACTTGCTGGCAGCCCATCCGGTAGTTGTCGTTGATCTCGGAAAGCGTGGTTGCCCCCTGCTCAACCAGGTTGCTGATGGCCACGCCAGATTGCCCGGTCGAGCCCTGCCCCAAGAAGGCGGCATAAACCCCCATGGTGTCCTGGATCAGCTTCACCGAGTCCTGCATCACCTGAAACTGCTGGGCCGCCACGTTGAAGTCCTGCTCCACCTTGAAGGCATCGCTCACGCTGGTCTTGTTGGCTCGGTCAGGGTTGAGCTCGATATAGCCATCGGGGCGCTCGACTTGCTCCAGCACCTGATCCCGGCTCATGTTGGTGGCGTCCTTGTCCATGATGACGCGCTTGGCCTGCAGCAGGAAGGTGAGCTTGATACGCCGCAGGTTCACCTCGTCCTGCGCCGGCATGGCTCGAGCAATCAGCCCATAGGGTTCGCCGGTGCGGTCTTTGCGATACCCCCAGAACGGCACCAGCGGGTACATGTTGTGGGGAGCAGAGCAGGGTCGATCAACCAGATGATGAGGGCCGACGAACCAGGATTCCCGGATCACGGCCACCGGGCAGCGCTCCAGCTTGGCGCGCCCCATGGCCACAGCAGCCAGGTGCAGTTGATTGGTCTTGTCGTACTCCAGTGCCCGACCGGAGTCCAGCATCAGCACCTGACGCATGGTGTAGGTGCGGTAGTAGACCACCTGCAGCAGCACCCGGTCTCGCTCCCTGCTGCACCACTCCACCTCCTTACCGCTGAACTGGCTCCACTCGTCATAGGCGCTGACCAGGTTGGGGTCCAGCCCCTCGATGGCGGTCAGGCTCACGATGCCCTCCCAGTCGTTCACGCCCCACTCCAGCGCCTTGGCCTTGCTCGGAAACATGGTCTTGGCCTCATCCAGATCGACCCAGCGGCGGCGCATCAGCCAGCGACAGTCGCTCAGGTCAGGTTCCCGGCTGTGCCAGTCCCAATAAACCTCGTCGCGGTGGACGTTGCTGAACTTGTAACGAGGACCGAAGGGGTCGTCGCGGCGACACACCTCAACCCAGCCCAGGCCAGTCTTGATTTGGCCGCCATAGGCCTCGCCCCGGGCGCGGTCCAGTCCGCCAAGGCGGCACATGTCGGCGTATTCGGCGTTGACGGCCTCGGCCAGTTGCTCCAGCTCGTCGTCGTGGTCATCGGCGATCACCATCAGATCGGTGCGGCTCTTGGCCTCCATCCCCAGCACACCGTCAATGGTCGGCGCAACCAGGTTGTGAATGGTGATGGGCTGGCCCCGCGCCTTGAGCACACTCACCACCTCGGGCGGCAGTTGATCGCCGTCGTAGTAGGCGCACGCCCGATTGGCGATAGAGCGCCAGTCCGGCTGGCCATTGATATCGCTCATCAGTTTGAGCAGGCGCGGGGTATCGAGGCCGCCTTTTTCAGGGGCCTTGGGTTGGGCGTTGATCATCAGTTGGCCATCCAGTGCTTGGGTTTGCGGGAGGATTCAGGTTTGACGATGCGGGCCGGCATCCGGGCACGCATCTCTTGGGCAATCATGTAGCTCATGAGCTGGTCGTCGTAGCAGCCGTCCTGGGCGTTCATGCTGCCGCTCTTGTCGTAGACGTAGGTGGTGGCTTCGGAAATGGTACCGATCCAGCGGATCCCGGACTGCCCGGCACGCAGCAGGGCCTTGAGGCCATCAACCAGGATCGGCTTGGACTGCCGAGTGGTGAGCCAGCCGAGGCGCGGGGTCTCGTCGTCGCGGTCCCGGTCGATGTGCTCCTGGGTGTAGATTCGCCGGGTCGGATAGATTTCACGGAGCTTAAGCAGCACAGCATGCCCGTGGTTGTTGCGCTCTGGGCCGATGTAGGCCGGGCCATGCTCTGCGGTGCCGTAGAACCTGCCAACGTGGGCAAGCAGTTGGGCAAACATCCCCGGGTCGAGATGCCCGAACCAGTGAGCCACCTGGCGGCCGTCCGACTTGGCGATCACATCGAGGCTGGAGCGATCGCCGTGCTCCAGCCCTTCCGCCACGTCGGCACCGATGGCGTAATCCTCGTCGGGGTCTGGCAGCTCCCAGACCAGCAGCATGTTCTCAAGCGATCGCTGCCCCTGCTCGTCCAGCTTCTCAGGCTTGCGGGCCTTCTCGCGCTTGCCGGTGACCGGGTCAATGTCATAAACGATGAGCGGGGCCATGCAATCGCCCTCTGCTTCCATCGTGGCGATGGGGTCGAACACCCGGCGCCCGGAGGTGAGGAACGCCTCCAGCGGCGTGCTGGGATACTCCTGCTTCATCTCCCCACGCTGCGTGCCCTCTTTCAGCACGTACCACTGGCGCTGCTCGTCGCTGATGGTGCAGCTCATTGCCTTCTCCACCGCGGCGAAGTATTCCGCTTGTGCCTTGCTCATCACCACACCGGAAGCGGGGACGTCGGCGCGATACTTCGGATCCTGCCACCAAGCGAAGAAGTGGAACTTCCAATCCAGCTGGGTCAGCTCGCCGGTTGAGCGAGACAGCTCCAGCGACTTCATGCTCATGGTGTGGAAGTCGCCGCCTACCCCTTCCGCCGTGCTCTCGATGAAGGCAATAGCGCCTGGGTGGATTGCGTTGAGGGTACCGGTTCGCACCTCCTTGGCCTTCTCCGGGTATTTGGCGCAGATCTTTCCGTGCTCGGATACATGCAGGCGCTGGACGGTACCGGAGCGGAACGAGGTGGCCACCTGGATGCTGGAGCCGTGCCGGAACAGGATGTGCCCGCCATTCGCCCCACCGCGCCGGGTCACCACCTTGAACTGGGCCTTGAGCCAGCCCGGCAGGTTATCGAACGGCACTTCAATCTTGGTGCGGTAGATCTCGCCAGCAGCCGTCAGGTCCTGGGCAATGATCCCGCACTTGAGGTTCTTGTTGAACAGCGCCTCGTCCAGCAGATAGATGTCGATGGCCGTGGAGAATCCGAGCTGACGCGCCTTGAGGATGATGTTCAGGTACCACATGGTCCGGAAAAGCAGCTCCTGCGCCGGGCGCAGCCGGAAGCGCACCAGTTGGCCCTGCTCGTTCTCGATCATGTAGAGGTTGTTCATCCGCCACCACTTATCGCTGAGCTTCGAGCGGATGTAGGCCATCTGCTCCTGCTCAGTCATGGCGGAGGTATCGAATTCGGTCATGGGTGATCTCTGGGCAATAAAAAACCCGCCGAAGCGGGTTGGTGTTGTTGAAGCTGTGGCTACTTTCGTTCTTGCCATGCGGAAGTTGGCTCAGGCGATCGGGCTTTCATCTCTTATCCACCGCTCAAGTTCTGTAATCTTCTCATCCCAGCGCTTAAAGTCAGCCGTTGCCTGCTCATCGTCAAGCCCGACATCCTCAACACCAAACAGCTCAGACACTGAGCGAAGTTTGGCGATCGCCTCAATAGCCAAAATCCGTTGTGCGGCCTGACGCTCTCTTTGTTTCATGGCTGGCTCCTGCATTGGGGTGAACTCTGGCTCGCATTTTATCACGACATCAGCCCGCCAGTCCCCATCCCCTGCAGCTCGGTGACCATCTCGCTGACCGGGGTGGACTCGCTGCCGCCATCCTTCTCGAGCCGATCTGCTTCGGCGGTCAGCTTGCGGGCCGCAGCTCGGATCCGGCGAGTGTCCTCCTCAATCTTCGGCACGCTCACCTCGTCGATGCGCAAGGCGCTCAGGGTCCGCTCGATGGATTCGATGCGCTGGATGTTGCGGTCGAGGGCCTGCTCGGCTTTCAGGATCTTGTCGTAGAGCGCGATCCGGTCGGTCATCTCGCTGGCCGTGACCAGGTCCTGCTGCAGCCCCTTGAGCAGCTTGGTGACGGAAATGACTCGCGCCCGGGTGAAGTCCAGCTCGTCGCGCAGTTGCAACTCGCGGGCCTGGTCGAACAGCTCCTCCGCATCGAGGAACTTGGCATAGCCGCCATGGGTCAGCGCCGGGCGGTCGCCGGGCTTCCATTTCGTGACAGGATTGGGGTTGCCAGGGTTGCCTTCGGTGAAGCGGCCGCTGCTGTCCCGGCCGTTTGTTTTCGGGTTCTGGGCTGAGTCTGCCGGAGTGCGAGTGGATGCGGATGACTTCTCCCCTCTTCGCTCTCCCCCTTTGGCCTTGGCCTCATTCCCCTTGGTTTGCGCACTTTGCGCAGATTGCGCAGTTTTGCGCACTTCGGAATGCGCAGATTGCGCAGCTACGCGAGATTTATCAGGTTGCGCAGGGGATTGCCCCCGAGATTTCAAATAGCGACGCGCCGAGTTGTAGTTCAGGCCGCGGCTGTCACACCAGTCTTTCGCACTGATGCCGGTCGCTTCATGCTCTTGCAGGAACTCTGCATTGAGCTGTGCCCAGTCGGTCTTTGCCATTTAGAGAGATAACTCGCCTTCGACGATGGCATCACCAGGTACAGGCTCATGGGTAGCCGGTACTACGACGGAGACGCCAGTATTCAGGGTGACCAGGGCCTGACTCCCGTCATACTCCCTCACCTGAGTAACAACCCCGGTCACGGTAATGCCATTAACCACCGCATCGCTCCAGTGCATCGAGATAGTCCAGTAGGTCGGCTGTGGATTCCCCAGAAAGACAAACCCCGCCATTAGCGGCGGGGTTCCATGTCAGCCTGGGTGTGGGTGGCGGGCAGTTCGCTGTTTGGCTTGGAGCTGTCTGGCAACTGGCCAGAAGCAGCACCGAAACGCTCAGCAAAACGCCCCTGTGGGTCCGCATGATTCTTGTCATGGCTTTCCTGCACCTCCCTTGCCCTCTCCTGCTTAAGCCAACGGCCCAGAAGGGCCGTTAGAATGTCGAGCAGTTGGAGCAAGCTGTTCATGTTATTGCTTCCTGGCTTTCTCAGCCGGCAGGTTCATAGCCAGCTTGTCCAGCACCTTGGTCAGGCCAACCAAGAAGGCCTGCACCTTCCCGATCACCTCATCGTCCCGGGTGGACGGGGTGACGGCCGCGATCTTGGCCAGCCCCTGCACCACCATGGACGCGCCGCCCACTACAGCCATCAGGATGACAATCCAGTTGATGACCACCTCAACGATGTGTTCCATCGCACTCTCCTCTGCTGTTACCGGCTACCCGGCGATATTGGCAAGGCTTGCGCCTATGCCTCGGACTTCGAGAACTCTGCCGCAGCCATCACAGGCAATTCCCCCACAGGCTTCGGCTCACCGGCAGGCCAGCGGTATGCGGTTACCCGAGAGCGAGGAAACGCCTTCACGTTCACCGCGTCCGCTTGGTTGCCGCCCAATACCAGCAGATTGCCAGCCTTGTCCTGCCCCACTACGAACCCAACGTGTCCGCCACCATCCCGGGAGAACACCACTACGCAGCCTGCCACCGGCTTTTCCAGCTTCTCCCCCCAGGAGGCATAGGAACGCGCACCCTCGAACCGGGTGGACTGAATACCGACCCGCTCCAGGCACGCTCCGACAAAGGCGGCGCACCATGGGGTTTCATCGTCTTTAATCCCGCCCCGCTTGATTGCTTTCCACATCGCCACGATCTCGGGGTTGTGCTGGGGCCCCTTGATCTCCGTCAGACCGATATGCCGACGGGCCTCATCTACCCAACGCATTTGCACCATTACTCCTTCCCTCCCATCCAGCCGGTTGCCCGGCGTTCGTACAGCTCCAGTGCCTTCGACCCCATCAAGCCAGCCAGGCCAGCCATGAAGCCGCACAGCGGGAGCGGGGCTGCGATGTACCAGCTCAGCAGCATGGTCAACATCCCGGCGAACCCTGACACCACCACCTGCAGCAGCGCCTCGGCCCATCGGAACTGCCTTCCCTCGCGTTTCACCGTCTGTATGTAGGTCACAAGCCCTCCCCATACGCTCAACCCGCCGAATGCCAGATAGGCGAGCACGCTGTAGTTCTGTGGATCCTTGTCAGGCGTCATCGCCCCTCCAGAAACGACAAAGCCCGCACGAGGCGGGCCAGAAATGAAAAAGGCCAGGGTCACGGGGACTCTGGCCATCTTTGAGCAATACTAACGCCGGGGATGGGTAGATTCAATCACTGCGTCTATTCATGGGGTTGCGCCTGCTCGGCGGCGAACGCTCCGCGCCTAATCCGCCCGCATCTCCCTCACTTGTCGGCCCATGACTTTGGCCAGATCTGAGGCCTGGTGGATCACCTCATCAACAGCACGCTCTACGGCCTGCCTCATCTCCTGCCCGAACCGGCGCGACACCAACTCTACGTGTGGCACGACCCGGCCGGTGCCGTGGCACTTCGGGCAGCCGTCACCCTTGCGCGGGCGGGTCCCGGTGCCATTGCAGTGCGGGCAGCGCCCTGACTGCATCATCTCGGCGACACAGTGGTCATTGGCCAGGGACAGGATCTCGTTCCGCTCAGCCAGAAGGCGCTGGTACTCGTGATCATTGCCGGACCGGTGGGCGCGCTTGGCCTTCTCCATCACCACGGCGGCCCGGCGGCGCTCCTTGTCATAGTGAGGGTGGCAAAGTACCAGGTGATCCAGCTGCTCAGGCAGCGGGCGGCGCAGCAGGATAGCCATGGCCATGCCACCGGCATCGCTGCTGCCAAGAGTGGCGCTGAAGTGCGTCAGCAGCGACGCAAGGGCTTGTTCATCCCCCAGGTGGTCTGCCATCAGGAACTGGAGCCCCTGGGGGTTGTTCTTTGCAGCAACCTGCAGGGCGCCGATAAGCTCGTTCCGGCCCAGAGCATTGAACTGCCTGCCGGCGGCGGGCTCATGGAGCGCCCCCTTCGGCGAGAATAGGCGCAGAGCCATTTCGATAGCATGGGTCATGGATTGGTCCTCTGGTCTGGGTCCTGATTGAAAGCGGCGAGCAGCCAGGCGCGCAACTGGCCGGATTTGATGTGTTCCTGGGTAACCTCCAGCACGGTCCACCCGAGCAAGGTGGCCTCGTTCATCTTGGCCCGGTCCTCTACGAACCCCCTCCCCCTGGTATGCCTGCCGCCTGAGTGGATCCCGCCGTGGACCTCAAGGGCGATCATGCGGGTGGGCCAGGCGTAGTCGAAGCGCCAGCGGCGCTTGGGGTGAAACAACAGCTCGGTGGCGGGGTCAGGAAGGCCGACCAGCTGGGTCAGCACCTTGTCGTGCAGGGACATGACCTGCTGGGCCTTGTGCACCTGGTTGGCTGCGGTCCTGACCTTCGGGCTGCTACCCAGTAACCGGGCCGCATCGAGGGCGGTAAGGTGGATCATGCCGCCCTCCCGATGGTGTTCTTGCGCAGTTCGGTGACTTCTCTGGCCACCTGCTCCAGCAGGGCCTCCTCGCTGCCGTGCTCCTGCTGCCATGTGAGCGGTGCGGCGTGGAAGCCGGTGGGGTAGCAGGCGCGATGATGGCGAGGGCAAAGAGGCAGCACCTGGGTGTGAGCAGAGCGCTGCGCCATCCCGGCGCCAGAGCGCACATGGTGAATTTCGGCGAGGCTCGCCCCCAGGCCAGCATTTCGGCAAGCAATGCAGCACAGAGAGCTCACATCGTCCAACCACTGCTTATCAGCCTTGGTCTTGCTCATGCTGCAGCCCTCCCGTAGGCCGCCACCCAGTCGAAACCTCGGCGGGATTCATCCCCGAACTTCACGCCCTGCTGGGCGCCGAAGGATTGGGCCAGCTCAATGAGATCGCGCATCTCGCGCACGGTCATCTTGGAAGTGGACTTACCCAGCACCACGAAGCCATTGCCGTCGATGTTCGGCACCACGTCCTGCTGGTACAGGGCGGCGGAGAGAACGTGCTTCCAGTCCTCCTTGGAGAGCTTGCGGCCGTGCCAGTTGACCTGCTCGGCGATGTCGGTCATGACGGCCCAGAACAGGGCATTCTGGGCCAGGGTCCGGGTCAGCTCCTTGATTTCGATGACCAGGGGCTTGTCCTGGTCAACCGGCAGGCTGGCAACCAACTGGCTGGCGCGGGCCCGGATATCGGGGCTGCGCAGAAAATACTTGGGGTAGCTCATGCTCACCCCCGCTTGGCTTTGTTGCGGCGCTTGGAGGCGGCACGCTGACGCTGTGCGGCCCGGTCATTGCGCGGGTTGGGGATGCAGAAGCCATGGCCAGGCTTGAAATCAAGCGGGTTGAACCAGGGCGATTGGGCAGCAGTGGCGGCCAGAACGGCTGCGATAGCGTGGGTCAGTCTCATGCTGCCACCGCCTTAGCCGCAACGGCCTCAGTGGTGGGGGACGGCTCGATGCGGTAGTGCCACACCTGCTTGCCGTCGATGACCTGATTGCTGGAATACTTCGCCCAGCCGTAGCAGCAAACTTCACGCAGTCTGGCGCTGATGGCGGCCTGGGTGTCGGCGTGGCCGTAACGGCTCCAGCACTCGCGCTCGATGTCGCGCAGGGTGCGGGCCTTGCCGTCGCTCATGATGGATATCACGCGCCCCAACTGGGTCGCGATGGATAGATCTCGGGTATGTGGTTTGGTCATGGTCTGGGTCCTTTGGTCAAACTGCCGGGTGGTCTAGGTCCGGCACTGGCAATGGTACGGGGCGCTACCCCTTGTGTCACTGGTTGGCAAGGCCCTCCCTCTCGAAGTTATCCACAACCCCAAATGAGTCACCACCTCGCAACACCAGCACTGGCGCGGCTCTCAGCCGTGCAGCCTGCTCAGCCACTCGCTCCGGCGTCGTGCTCTGCACCAGCCAATGCCCTGCGCCACGCCGCTGGTCGGTGTATCCCAGCGCATCGATCTCGTCGGCCACCTCGAGCTGCATCCGCTCCCCACACCAGCCCCGCACGGCGGGATAGATCACCACCCGGCAGAATTTCGCGGCCACGACCGCGGCACTCACGTCAGGATTGAAAAAATCAGCCATCCCACCCCCCTTTCGCTGGCTTGGATTTGCTGCGTTCCACTTCTGCAGCATGTGCCATGCGCGCAACCTCTTGCTGGTCGATATTTGAGATCACCCCATCATGGAACTGGCAGTAAGCGGTTCCCGTCTTACCGCCTCGGTTGAGCCTGACCAGCAACTCCATGACTCCTGCCATCGGGGAAGCCTCGTTATAGACCTCATCGCGATAACAGCCGATCCACACATCGCAATCCTGCTCGATCTGGCCGGTGTCACGGCTGTCGCTGGGAACCGGGCGTTTGTCTGCACGCTGCTCCAGCCCTCGATTGAGCTGAGTCAGCAGGATCACCGGGCAACCCATCTCCTTGGCTAGCATCTTGAGCGCCTTGGTTATCGCGCCGTAAGCCAGATCGTTACGCTCAGCCTTGTCGGCAGTCATCAGCGTCAGGTAGTCAACAGCGATCAGCCCGAGCTGACCGAACTGTCGCTTCAGCCGGCGACTCTCACGCACCACCTGGTGCACAGTCAGCCCAGGCAGATCTGCGATATGGAGTTTGGAGTTACCAAGCTCTGCGGCAACAGCGTAGGCCTTGTCCATCTTGCACTGGTCAGACATTGATTTCAGATGCTTGCCGGAGACACCGGACGCTTGCGATACCATGACCTCGAACAGCTCACCCCGTGTCATCTCCAGCGAAAAACCAACCACAGGGAGCTTCTTGACCAGCGACGTGTGGTTACACAGACTCGCCATCAGCGTGGTCTTGCCCATCTTCGGTCGAGCGCCGATACACACCAGCGCCGTAGGGCTGATCCCACCTGGGTAGAGCAACTCATCCAAGGACGCGATCCCCGTGGCATAACCGGTCATCTCCCCTGGGCGGCGGCTTGCCCGGCGATCCAGCTCATCACACCAGTCCCGCACGATTTCGCTGGCGTGTACCGCAATCCCGGTCACACCCCCAGAGCGCTTGGCATCGACCTCAGACAACAGCGACCCCATCGCAGCGAACCGCTCATCGGTGTTGCTGAATCCAGGCTCCATCATCGCCGCGATACAGTCATGCAGCTTGGCAACAGCGAAGCGCCGCTCTGCAGCGCTACGCACCATCCCCCCATAGGTCACGATGTTCGCCGCGCTTGGGGTGTTCTTGGCGATCTCGACTAGGTAGGCAAACCCGCCGGCAACATCGAGCTCGCCGTCCTGCTCGATACGGTGCTGCACTGTCATGATGTCAACCGGCTGCTTGGCGGCGATCAGTTGGGAGATCGCCCCGAAAATGATCTGGTGCGGGCGACTGTAAAAATCGCGCTCAGACAGGCCCAAGTCGTGGAACGAGTCAGCCCGCAGCATCAGCCCGCCCAGCACAGACTGCTCCGCCTCGAAGTTGTGAGGGGGCACAAACCCCATTGCATCACTCGTCATTGAACCGCCCCTCCCGCACGCCCAGATAACACCGCTCGGTCACCAAAAAATCCAAGTTCTTCGGCTTCCAGGCCGACTCGCCATCGCGGCGCGGGCGGCTCTCGCACATCCAGCGGCAGTTCTTGGCGATGAAATCCAAGTAGGCGCGCCAGCGGGTCTCGTCGAACTTGAACTTGGTCCAGAAGTTCCTGATTTTGGTTTTGCGAGAATCGGTCAGCTCACGGATGGCTGGCATCTCCGGCAGGATGTCGTGATAGGCATCCAGGATCGCCTGGTATGGTGTATTTTTCACTGGTCGCTTTTCGGGGGTTGCTGCTGGGGGTTCAGCGCAAGCTGATGCCCCATCAGTAGTTGTCTTTACTGTCTTTTGAATAGTGTCTTTTGTGTATCCCTGTTTCGGGGAAACTCCATTCCCTGTTTCGGGGAGATTTTTACACCCTGTTTCGGGTAACTTTTCCCCGTTTCGGGGAAGGTCAAAATTCCACTCAGAAAGTACCTTGTTGGGTCCTATTTTTCGCCCTTTGTTGACCAGTATTCCCATCTCCAATAATTGGTTTTTGGCGGTGCAAACTCGGGTCTCCGGCAAACCGGTCATCTCGGCTATCTGCCCATTGGTGATGCGATCATGGGTCTGGTTAAAGCCATAGGTCTTGCGGATCACCGCCAGTACGACCTTGAACTGGTGCTTGGTCAAATCAGCGCCAATCAGCGCCTCGTAGAGCTCATTGGCAATGCGGGTATAGCCATCATCAAGGTCTGCCACACGAACCTCCTGTGGGGCACTCTGTGGGCGTCTATCTGGAAACTTCAAAAGCGCCGCCATCTCACACCCCCAGCTCATCAGCAAGCTGGCGCACGGCCAGCTCGTACTCACGCTGGGATAACCCCATTGCTTGCAATTCCCGCTTCTTGAGCTCATAGAGCTCCCAGGTGGCAACGGATGAGGTGTTAACCATGAGCCACCTCCTGCTCGGTGTACTCACAGGTGGGGCACTCGTAGGCACGGTCATTGGTGCCGGACTGCAGCTCACTGCCGCACTGCGGGCAATGGTCGAGATCATGCGGCAAGGAATGGCCCCCATGGGCCATGGTCGGATTGGTCATTGGTCAGATCCTGATTCAGTAAGCCTGGTGGTGAGGCAGGCGAATGGTGGTTATGCGCTGGGCTGCGACCCGGCACGCTCCAGGGTGCGGGCTTCGAGCTCTCGGGCCAGGCGAACGGCTTGGCGATCGGTTCCTGCGGCGTGCGCGGTCGAGATCAGCGGCTCGTCGAGGGCTAGGGCCAGCTCGTGCATGACCGACTTCAGGATGATGTTGTCGCGATCGCTGACGTGCTGGGATGCCGGGCGCGGCGGACGTAATTGCATGGTCATGGGTTACCTCCCGAGGACGAAGTTGATGAGTTTTTGCAGGGGGCGCAGCGGGCGCTCCTCGTTGTAGGCGGCCTCGTCTGCTTGGCTGAACTGGAGCAGGCCGCGCTCGGGCAGGCCGGAACCTTCCAGGATTTCCTCGACGGTGACGGGCGGAAATCCCTGGTCGAGCAGGCTCCGATTGGCCCGTTTGACGGCCCTCGCCAATATGCCGGGCTCATGCTGAGATATGGCCTTGAGCAAGATCAGCAATGAAGCGCGCGCGAAGGCGGTTTCTGTCATGCCACACTCGGCGCCGACTTCCTGCCATACCTGGCGCTGGGCCGGGGTGCCGCGCACCCGCAGCGGGGAGCGGGTGCTCATATTTTCATGATCGGGGAGCGATACTCTTCCCATGGGGTTGGTCCTCTGGTGGTTTAGGCGTTGGTGACAGGGTAAGCGTCGCCATTCTTGATGGCGCACTCTTCCCAGCGTTTGATAAAGCCGATGAGCTTTTCACGCTTTTCGGCTGGCACCTTGTGCCCAGCAAGAACGCCCAAATGAGCCTTAAGCATGTCAGCCGCGTGCTCAAGGCAGTCGCACATCTCGCTGATAAGCGCCTGATCCTCCTCGTTCACGCACTCGACGCAGCATATGCTGTTGATAACAAACTCGATCAGGTTGTAGGAGCCGTAAGCCATAACCTGGGACTCATAGTTCCGCCTGCTGCTGGTCGTCACTTTCTGCTTCTGCTTGGATTGGTCAGAAAATGAAACAAGACGAATGTTGGACATGGTTAGATCCCCTCCAGGCTGGCGTTGACGGCGCTCGCCTTAAGGTAACCAAGATCAAGCAGGCGTTTGGTGAGCCACTGCTGGCCCTTGCCGGTCACATGGGTGATAAAATTGATGCGCGTTTCGCCATTTGCGTTATAAGGTTTCTCAACCACCTTGAAATAACCGCGATCCAGATACTCCTGGAACGGCAGGTTGTGGCGATTTCCACCCCGGATCAGAATGCGCAGCTCGTGCAGCAGCGGGAAAATCTTCCGAGGACCAAAGCCAATTGCTTTGGCGAAGTTCCCGAGCAAAACGCCCTTGTCATCCTCCGCGACCAGACCAGCAAACGCCACCGCAGGGGCATTGGCCGCAATGGTCTGCTGGGCTGCAGCCAGCTCCTGGCTTTTACGGTCGATCACCGACTGCGCCACCATCAGGGCCTTGGCCATGATCAGTTCTGGGGAATCACTCTCTTGGCCGGCAAGGTAACCGCCATGTTTACGGATGCTGGGCAACACCTCGAAGGTAACCCAGCGCTTGAACAGCTTGGCCTCCGGCTTGCGGCTACGCAGGATGGCAGAGTAGAGGCCGGACTCGTTGATCACGGTCATCTCTTGGTCTCCGCTGGGGGTACGCACAATCTGCGTACCCCTCTCATCCTCATCAATCCAGCGAGTCATATCGCTCGCCATGCGGTATTCCAATACCTGAGCAATGTCAGCCGCCACGAACCACGGCTCGCCCTGTTGGTCGGTAATGATGCGAATGTTGTGCCCTTCAAAGGCCTTGCTAATCAGATTGGTCATGGTCTTGGGTCCTGTCGGTGGTTGAGTGGCTGGTTAGGCCGCTTGGTCTTGGGTCTTGCTGAGGGAGTAATCCTCCAGTCCCAGCCGCAGCTCCCCGTTGCTGGCGATGACAAAGCTGACGGCATGCTGGGCGGGGACAATGCCATTGTTCAGCTTCTTCCACTTGGTGAAATTGGATTGGCTCGTGCCGATGGCGTTACACGCCTTGGCCGCATTGCCAAAGAACTTGGCTACATCATCGATACGCATAGGTGGTCCTCGTGTGGGTGGCTCCCACATAATTTATTTCTAAACGGAAATTTTTGCAACCCAATCCGACCCCATTAGAAATTTCCTCCTTGATAGACTTGGTTTACAAAATGCAATAGGTGAAACGATGAAAAACTTTGCGGAACGATTGCAGGCAAGGATGAAGGAGTTGCACGTGAGCGCCGCCGAACTGAGCCGCAAAACAGGGATATCCCCACCCGTGATCAGTCGAATACTCTCAGAACCTGGTCGCGAGGTCAGAGCCAGCAGCCTCATGTCCATTGCCAAGCAGTTGAAGGTTGACCCTGTCTGGCTATATCTAGGGCGCTCAGCAGACAGCCTTATTCGTGACATCGAAGCAGGTCCCGGCATGGTGCCTGTTTTTACTATGGCTGGGCTGCTGGAAGACCCCACTATCGATGCCTGGCCCCACGCAGATACAGGCCGCAAGCTGGCTACAGAGAGAGACGGCCACCTGATAGCTGTGGTGGCAGACAATGATCAACTGGCTGATGCAGGCATGACCAATGGAGCCTTGTGCTTGGTTGATCTCAGTGATAACAAGCCAGAGCACAACAAGATCATGCTGGCCAAAGTGGATGACAAGTTTATGTTTCTGCGCGCGATCCAGGGCCTGCCAGACTGGCGCTATGGCGTGGATGACCCTCGCGCAGGTTCTCTCACGGATAAGCAGCTACTGCTTGTCGGTAAAGTTATCGAGATCCGTCTCCCCTCTTAAGTCATCCCCAAGTACGCAATCTGATAGCCCGCCATTCGGCGGGCTTTTTGTTGCTCTGAAAAAATTTGAAATTTCTTTTTGGAACGCCATTGATCTTTCGTTTCTATTTGGCAATAATCATCTCATTCCAAAACAGCAACGACTGATGCTAATTGGAAATAACAGTAAGGGAGTTAACCATGAAAACGCTGGGCCAACGCATTGATGAAAGGCGTGAAGAGATTGGTATCAGCATGGCTGAGTTGGGCAGACGAACCGGCCTAGCCAAGAGCGCAATCAGCAACGCGATCAACAACCCGGAGCGCGACCTGAAAGCCACGTCCCTGTTTGCTATCGCCTCCGCCCTGCAGCTAGATCCGGTTTGGCTTTACACCGGCAAGACTGGCGATGAATGGTTGAGCGAGCAAGAGACACCCGCAAATCCGCTGGGGCGACGCATCGGGAGACAGCTGAAAGTGTTGGGGATGAGTGCTGCTGACTTAGCGCGAGCGACCGGGTTATCCAAGCCAACGCTGAGCGCCATCATCCACGGCGACACCTGCGACCCCAGGATAAGCAGCCTGATCAGTATTGCTGAGGCGTTACAAGTAGATCTGCGCTGGCTGTGTACTGGAGATGCTGGCCATAAATCTGACCATCGCCAGATACCTTAAAGAATTTAGTACCACCCAGCAACAGGACCCAGCCCCTGACCAGGGCAGCAGTGAAGCGCCTGACCAGCGCGTAAGAACGACAAAGCCCGCACAAGGCGGGCTTCGAAGGACCGGGGACCACCCGGTCAGTGAAAGCCGAGGGACCAACCCCAGCAATCAGGACCCAGCATGACGAATCACGTGGGAATTAGCGAGGACCAACTCGCCAACAGACGCAAGGATAACATGATGAAAGTCACTATTTCCAGAGCCGCAAAACGCGCCGACCAGATCGTTGCCGCCATCGCCGACCGCCTGAACGGCAACGCCACCCGCCGCCGAACCATCAAGCAACGCTTGGCGGTTGCCATGATGGCCACCGAGCGGCACCAGCTCGTCGCAGCCCGTGCAGCCCAGTCTGCCAAGGTGCGCACCCTGACCGCCATGAAATGCCGCGCCCTCCTCCACTGGCGCGCTGAGTTCCACCGCAACGCCATCTGACCCGGGTCTGGCGCTTCCCTCATAGCGCCGTAGCCAAAGCCTCTTTCTCAAGCACCGCAAGGATGCTTTGGCTTCGCTCACGCCAAATTCGGCTGGGCCTGCTCTTTAACAACCTGGAACCGGCTCACAACCACGAATCCCGATGCCGGTAGGGATGCGCCGATACCCCGTTAAAACCGGAAAGCGGCGTGTGAAATTGAACGATTTATCACTCGACTATTGCGACATCAACACAACAGGGAGTGCGAACGATGTAACCGACAGCCGTTAGAAGCGGCCAATCCATGCGCCAGTAATGATGGCGCCCCGAGTTCTCCGCGTGGGAAACCAGCTTTGCATCTGGTTAGGGTCAATAAACCAAGTGGCATGGGTAGAGCAGTCCACAAATCTGGGGTGGACACCTGTTATTAGCGGCGATAGCGCGACAGCACGGACGGCTTACCAGAAGGCGCCGGATGACGTAACCGGCAACCCGCTGGCAACAGCGGGTATCCCAAGGCGGCTCCGGTGGAGCTGGCAACACCATAGCGTCGAAGCTGTGGCCGCCTTCGGATAAACCACCACAGGACCCAGACCATGAAAAATCTGACCGAAGCCCAGTTGATGGGCTTTCGCGGCGCGATGGTGCCACCCACCCGCCGCAAGTACCACGTAGACGCCGCCCCGTCCGCCGAACAAGCGCGGATGGCCCGCAACAAAGCCTCTACCCGCCGCGCCATCGAGGAGTATCACGAAGCGCGAGCCCTGCAACTGGAAATGGAGATGCAGCCATGACCAACGAAACCGCCCTGCTCGCCCTGCTGGAGAGCCGCGAGTCCGAGGCCAACGCCAAGGCCGAGTGGGTCGCCGAGTGGATCGCGGCCAACCGTCCCCTGCTACTGGCCGGGGAACTCGATACCGACCCGGCCACCCTGCTCGCCGAGGTAAATGCCGACCAGCACCGCCACTACAACCAGGCTATCTGGCTGCTGATGCACGAAGGCCGGCAAGCACCGCTGACGCAGTTCATTGACCAGGTGGTCGATGCAGGGCTGGCAGAGCTCGCTCAGGCCGCCTGGCGCAGTCACCTCGCCGCCCTGCACGACGCCATGAGCGACCAGCAATGGGAGCAGTACCAGCAAAGGAGCGCAGCATGAAAACCACAGAAACTGGCATTTTAACGCTGGTGCGAGATCACGCCTTCTGGGCCGATGAGGTTCGCAGGCTAAAGGCGCTGGGTTCTGAGGCATATTCTCGGTGCAAAAGCGTTGATACAGCTGGAGAGGGAAGTAACTTTCACTCCTTTGGCACCCCATGCCTCGAGACGGTTGTGAATGAATACCGGTCACTAAAACAAGACCCTTACGAATGCATTGAGTTCGAAGAGTTCTATCGGGAGTGCGTCGATAAGGATGAGGTTTGTTGCTGGTGCCAGAAAGTGCGCGAGTACAAATTGAAGCGAGTCAGGGCGAGGGTGAGGCTTGGCCAAATTAGAAGCGCCATCACTCGCATAGGTCGCAGACTGACAGCAGAAGGAGGTCCTCTATGAACGCCTTCGCCGACACGTCCGCCGCACACCCGCTGGGCCGGGTGTTCGGCCTCTCCAACGAGGAGTACCACGCTGGCCCCGGGGTCAGCAAAAGCCAGCTCGACCAGATCGCCGAAAGCCCGGCCACCTACATCTGGGCCAAAAACGCCCCGCTCGATGAAGAGAAGCTCAAGGCCTTCGACATGGGCAGCGCCATCCACTGCCTGCTGCTGGAGCCCGACGAGTTCAAAGACCGCTTCATCATCGCCCCACCGTTCAACCGCCGCACCAATGCCGGCAAGGCAGAAGAGGCCGAGTTCCTGGCCAGCTGCGCAGAGCTGGGCAAGACGGTGATGGATGCCGAGGAGGGACGCAAGCTCTACCTGATGCGCGACAGCGTGATGGCCCACCCGGACGCCCGCTGGCTGCTGGAGCAGGAGGGGCACAGCGAGGCCTCCTTCTACTGGATTGACCCCCAGACCGAGGAGCTGTGCCGAATCCGCCCCGACCGCCACCTGAGCAATCACCCCATCATGATCGACGTGAAGTCGGTGGACGATATGGGGCGCTTCGAGCGCCATGTCGAGGACTTCCGCTACCACGTGCAGGATGCCATGTACTCCGAAGGCTTCCACCGGGTGATGGGCGAGGAGCCGGAATTCGTCTTTCTGGCTGTCAGCACCAGCGTGAACTGTGGCCGCTACCCGGTGCGGGTGCGCCCCCTGACGGATGACTGGAAGGATGCGGGCAAGGACCTGTTCCGCCGCGACCTCCATCGCTTCCACGACTGCCGGGTCAACAACGACTGGCACGACTTCAAACCCCTCCAGCGCCCAGCCTGGGCGACAAGGAAAGCAGCATGAACGACGTATCAAACGTAGAGACTTTGGTGCCATTAGAGGGCAGCTCTGGCCACTTCTTCGCAATGATTGCACCCCAGCTTCGCAGCCAGGGCATTGAGGCCCTTCTGCCGTCAGGCGTGAGCTTTGAGGCTTTTGTGCGGGCCGCCGCCACTGCCATGGCACAGAACCCAGAGTTGGCAAACGCCGACCAAAAGTCAGTCATCCAGTCCCTTATCCGGTGTGCGACACACGGGCTTGTGCCGGACAACCGAGAGGCGGCACTGGTCACCTTCAAGGAGAAGCAAGGCACCAACTTCGTCCTCAAAGCGCAGTACATCCCCATGGTTGACGGCGTGCTAAAACGCGCCCGCATGAGCGGTCAGATTGCCGTCATTGCCGCCAAAGCCGTGTTTGATGGCGACGCCTTCGATTACTGGATGGACGAGCAAGGTGAACACATCAACTACCGCCCCACCTTCAAAGGCCGGGGCGAGTTCTCACTGGCTTTCGCTTTTGCCAAGCTGCACTCAGGCGAATTGATTGTCGAGGTCATGCCAAAAGAAGATATCGAGCGCGTCAAAAGTGCCAGTAAGACCGGTAATAGCGAATACGGGGCTTGGGCCAAGTGGTACGACAGGATGGCGGTAAAAAGCGTCCTACATCGCCTCGCCCGACGTCTCCCGTCCGCATCAGAACTGGTTACCTTGCTGGAGTCTGGCGATGAGTTCGACTTCTCGCGGCAGCCAGAGAAACCCATCCCAAAACAAGGCGGCAGCCGCGCCCTGGATGCCATCCGCAGCCAGAGCACCGAATCGGTCACCCTGGAACATGAGCAGATGGCCGAACCCGCCCAAGCGGACCACGCCAACGCCTACGCCGACCACTGTGCCGCCATAGAGGGATCCAGCGATACCGCCGAGTGGCAGCAGGCCTACACCACCGCTTGGACCTGGGCCAGCGAAACCGGCGACAAGGAGATCGAGAAAGGTATCAAGCAGATCGCCGGCGAGCGCAAGAAACAGCTCAGCGCCCAGCAATAACCCACAAGGCCCGCTCACTGCGGGCCTTTTCAATCCTAAGGACCCGTCATGACCGAACAAGCCAAGACCGACAACACCCAGGCCCAACTGGTTGTCATCGAACCCACTACCGCCGTCGCCCTGTTCACCGAGGGCCAGGGCGTGGCTGAACTGCTGGCCGACATTCGCCAGAAGGCAACCAGCCTGGTACCCGACATCACCACCGCCAAGGGCCGCAAGGAGATCGCCAGCGTCGCCCATGCTGTCGCCCGCACCAAGACCTACCTGGACGGGCTCGGCAAAGAGCTGACCGACCAGTACAAGGAGATCCCCAAGCGCATCGACGCCAACCGCAAAACCCTGCGCGACACCCTGGACACCTTGAAAGACGAGGTGCGCGCCCCGCTCACCCAGTACGAAGCGGCAGAGGAAGCCCGAGTGGCAGCACTGCAATCCCGACTGGCCCGCCTCAATGAACTGGGATCCTCTGCCAGTATCGAGATCGCCGCCGCCGACCTGCAGGTCATGCTGCAGGAGGTCGAGCAGAACGCCCTGGACGACTCCTGGCAAGAGCTGCTGCCCCAGGCGACCGTCGCCAAGGAGCTCGCAACCAAGCGCCTCGGCGAGGCCCTGGCAGCCCGCCAGAAGTACGAAGCCGAACAGGCAGAGCTGGAACAGCTGCGCCAGAAGCAGGCCGAACAGGATCGCATCGACCGCGAGCGCCTGATAGCCGAGCAGGCGGCGGAGCAAGCCCGCCTTCAGGAAGAGAATCGCCAGCGCCTGGAGCGTGAAGCCGCCCAGCACCGCGAGCAGGAGGCCCAACGCCAAGCCCAGGTCGCCGGGGAAAGTGAAGAACAAGCACGGCGCGATGCCGGCGCTGCGTCTTCGAAACATGTGAGGCGGGCGG